CAAGGTCACATTAATGAGCGGGGTTTATAGCTAATGAAAAAAGCAGATACAAACAAACCAGCCGCGACCATGTATCCAAAGAGCCGCCGCACGGTTGTCGAATCCAAATCGGTTTTGAAACAGTCTAAAAATAAAAAGCTAAGCAAAGATAAATTGCCCGTAATCAAAAAAGGCAAGTTTAAAGGCTATGTGATTTATACCCTGACATTAGAAGAACGGGCAACATGTCCCCGCTATTGCTATCATTGGGATGATTGCTACGGCAATAATATGATGTTTGGGCATCGCATCCAACACGGGGCAGAACTTGAAGCCGCATTAAAAAAAGAAGTTGCGGAATTGTGCGGATTGTATCGCGGGGTGATTATCCGGTTGCATGTTCTGGGCGATTTCTATTCGGTTGATTATGTTGAACTGTGGCAGCACCTGTTAACCAAATTTGACAATTTAGCTATCTGGGGATTTACCGGATACAAACCGACAAGCGATATTGGCTTGGCTATTCGTGCAGTACGGGGGGGATTCGGGGAACGGTTCGCGGTGCGGTTCAGCAATGCGCCTGATTATAAGTTTAGCGCAAATAGTGCCGACCTAATTAAGCCAGCAAAAAACAAATCGGTAATCTGTCCAGAACAAACGGGACAAACCGAATCGTGCTCAACATGTACGATATGCTGGGCGGCAAAAGATATGCAGGTTTTATTTCAAACCCACTAATGGCAAACGGGGCGACACTAAATAAAACCGACTCGTGACAAACGGGGCGACACTATAGTTTTTTTGGGGTGCCATGCCGCATCGGTTGTTGGTTCCGGCGGCGGTGGCATCATCGGATCAGTTGAGTTGGGGGCTGATCCATCGGGGCGGGGCGGGATCAATTTTCCCGTCCCGTTTTTTATCTGCATTTTTTTTGGGAATTGGGTTCCCGTCACGTCAATTCTGTGTATACTTGTGTTATTGTTCAATCAACGAAAGGAACCGAACATGTTTGACTTAATCCAACCTGAATATAAAAACGAGGGCGGCGCGACCGTCTATGAACACAACAACATTGCCGACATATCTATTTTTCAAGATATGGGTTCGGTGCGGCGGGTGCCAATTGAAGCGGTAACCGCTCAACATTATAGTGATGTCGAATTGTGCGAATATCAGCCGATGCCCGATTATTCGGCTTTGCAGAATACCGCAACCGGGGAAGTGTTAAAGACCCGACCAGTTGGTGCCAGCTATAAGCTTGTGCCGCATGATGAATTATTCGCCAATCATGCCGATGTATTGGGTGCAACCGACTTGCCGACCAGTAACGTTGCAGTCATGGATCGAATCTATGACGGGGGCTTGCGTGCTCATCGAACCGTGCATTTTTTAGACTTGCAGCATGGTGTTGGTGAAAAGCAGGATAATGTTGTGTGTCGCATGGATATCTTCAACAGTATTGATATGAGTTGGGCTTTCCAGATATTCAGTGGGGCTTATCGTGACCTGTGCCGCAATACGTTAGTATTCGGCGGGGAAAAGGCTTACCACCAAAAATCAAAACACACAAAGAACCTTGAACCAACAGCATTGATTAGCAAGGCGGCAATGGGTTTATCTATGTGGGAAAACCAGCTTGACCAGATGCAATTGTGGCGGGGTGCAAAATTATCCGATGAACAATTCGGGGATATTTTGGCACAAACCGTTTGCTATAAATCTGGGGCAGCAGCCGAACAAGGCAAGGTTAAACCAGTCAACGAACGTTTGTTCAATTACCTAATGCACCAATTCAATGCGGAAAAGCAGGAACTGGGTTCAACCATGTGGGCGGCCTATAATGCTTTGACCCACTGGGCAACCCATACAAATGTGACATGGACTGGGGCAGATGGTGTTGACCGGCAGACTGGAAAGAACACAGCCAGCCAGCACATGGTTCAGCGTAAACGCAACGAAGACGTGCGGAACGTTATCACGTCTCCGTCATGGCTATATCTTGAGAGTGTCGCGGCCTAATGGAAGCACTATATGTGATTTATCGCAGTCTGACCGTGCTGCTGATAATTATGATTATTTATGCGGTCTTTGTTCAATAACTGGAAAAAAGGAACCAGAAAGATGACAACCAACAACGAACATATCAAAGAGCTTTGCAACCAACTTGTTTCGGCTGTCCGTGCCGACGTAAAGCAGGATTTATACCAGCGGTTCAAGGCCGAGTTTGATTTTCAAACCGGTATGCACGGGGAACCATTGCAACCCGTCCGGCAGCGGGGGCAGCGCGGCAACGACAAGAGACCATTCCGTCCGAATTCGTCACTGGCGCGGGTTTACCGGACTCTTGCCAGCCGTAAGCATGGCGTCAACATTAAAACGCTTGCTCGTGAATCCGGCTTGACCGTTCGCGGGGTTCAAAATGCGGTGCACCGGTTGCGAAAGCACGGCTATAGCATTGTCGTAAAACGTGAGGGTTTCTTGCGGCCTAAATACCGGCTTGCAAGCTAATCTGAAACCGGCTATCAATTGGGGGCTGGCAGCGCGGTGTTGCCAGTCTCACTTTAACCAACAAAAGGAACCGAACCGATGAAAACCACAATTGATTTCAAGCAGGATGAATTCGAAAGCCAGTCAAAAAGAATGGTTGTTATGACCACAGATGAACAGGCGATGATACTGCAGTCTGTTGAGACTTTAGAAGCACAAGCGGCGACCCTGAAAGCAATGTTGCGGTCAATGGGTTTTGACCACTATACATTTGCCAGCGACAGCCCGCGAACCGTTGCGCGAATGAACCTGACCGTTAAAGGCCAGTCCGATGCTAGCTAGTCATATCGTGATGTTAGTGTTGCTGGCATGGTGTTTGATTGCTTGCTGGTGCCTTATTGCGGCACTGTGGGAACTATCCAAGGAAGACTTCCGGCAATAGTTTGCGAACCGTTCTCCTCCCAACTTGACCCCGTTTGGCTAGTCCGGCGGGGTTCTTTTTTTGTCCGGCATGTAAAATGCGGCTATGGGTTTGTAAAACTTGCGGTTATCCCGTACCGGATTTGTGGCGGTTTGTGTGTATTTTGTAGACCGGAAGGCCATCCCCACGTTTACCAACTTGGCAAATCAATAACGCGGGCGGGCGCGGGCGCGGGTGATTGTTCGGGTTTGCCATGTGTTCGCGGGGTTTGGGTGCATGTTCGCGGGGTGACGGTTTCGGCGAGGTGACCTAATGTAAAAATATTTGACCCATGCGGGGGTGCGCAAGGGACACCCCACCCCCCCGGCATTTGCTATGCAAACCCGACATCATTTTTATATTTTTTAGGTTATCGATATGGGATATTTGCGAACCGTTGGGGGAGAGCCGGGGGGAGTTTGCGAACCGTTAGGGAACCCCTACTGTTCCTTACTGAGCCTTTATTGAATTTTAGATAAAAAAAGACCCCACCGGGGGAACCAGCAGGGGTGGAGTTTGCGAACCTCTAGGGGAGAACTGTGGAGAGTTCGGGTGTGGCGGGGGGATATAGGGTTTACCCCCGGCAGGTTTAACCTATTGTATAGTTCAAATTCAGTTTTGTCAACCTTTTTCTTCAATCTAAACTAAAAAAACACACTAATTGTAACTAAACAGTTGACAGCGGTTCGAAAACCCGCCATAATAGAGACATGTTGCCCTCATTCTAAAGGAATTACCCCGTGTTCGAAGCGTGGATTTTGGTTTGTTTGGCCTCAAATCCCACCGAATGCTTTGAAGCTGGCGATTCACGAGGCCCACACCCTACAAAACAGCAGTGCATTGTTCGCACACAAGAGATGATGCGGGATACCAGCGGTATGATACCGTTCGAACTCGTGTTCAAGTGGCGTTGTTCGCCCCCAGAAGGCACCCAAACCTAGATAATGAACCTACTCCCCCAAAACCAAGCAAAAAAACCCGCCCTGACAGACAAACAGGAACAGTTCCTTGACCTGCTGTTCGAAAACGGGGGCAATGTTCGCCAAGCAGCAGAACTTGCCGGGTATTCGTCCGGTTCGGTAGCTTGGTTAAAAGACAGGTTAGCTGACGAAATCATAGAACGCACCAAAACCATGCTTGCAAGCCACTCTCTTCAGGCCGCGAACAAGTTAGCGAACCTCGTGACTGCCGTAGACATCGAACGGGGAGATGATTTGCGGATGAGAGCAGCAGAATCCATATTGAACCGCGTTGGCATAGCCAAACAGGAAACAATGAACCACAACGTACAGGCAATCCACGGCGTAGTCCTGCTGCCGCCCAAGAAGGAAACGATTATCGATGCGGAGTGACCGCGAAATCCTCAAGATTGCAATGGACAATGTAAGCAATCTTACCGACAAAGAATACGAACGGTATCAAGAGTTGCAAAAGAAACCAGTTCGCGAACGGTACGGCAAAGCATTTGGCGGCAAGGTTCGTGGGCGCAAAGCCAACTACACTATTTAAGGAAAACTGACCAATGGAAATGGCCCGTAATGTAACTCGCTCACGAGTTCAAGATATGAGCGATTCAGAATACAACGCAATGCTTCGGGATTTGATGCGTACAGCAGAAAATGATATTGAAGCTGGAAAAATAAAAACTATGTACGACAAGATGAGAGCAGCCGGAGAATCAGCCCCATCTGCTACGGTTCGTAAAAAGGCTCGTGGCGGCAAAATCAAAGGCTACAGGTATGGCACACCTAAAGGTGGTGTTAAAGCTTGTCGCGGACGTAAAGCAAACTATAAGGCATAAGCTATGGCTAGAAACATACCCGCACAAAAAGCAACTAAGCAGACGGTCAGAGATATAAAACGTATCGAAAAAATGACTCCTGCTTTGCGTAAAATGTTTCCAAACTTTGATAAGCTATCTAGAAAACAGCAAGACAGGGCTTCTGTTTTGAAGAGCTTACAGGAGAATCTCCCTGATGACCCGAACTATAGCGATAAAGCAATCAAAGCAGAGGTGTTAGGTCTTGCTACAAAAGATTATGATGTTGTCGGTAGAGATGACTTAGGAAGAGTACAGTTCAGGGAAAAGGTAAATAAAAAAGCACCTGCTGGTTACAAACGTGGTGGGCGTGTAAAAATGGCACACGGGGGCAAAGCCTGTCGCGGTCGTAAAGCAAACTATAAGGCGTAGAGCAATGGAAGAACAACAAAGACGCAAAATGTTAGGTGCTAGAGCAAGACTTGCCGAAGACGCACTTTTAAGTGGGGATGAATTGTCTGAAGAACAGATTACTGGGTACCTAAATGACTTAAACGAAGCAAACATGACGGGTGCCATAAGCAGTAAATATGACCCTTATGATAGAATCACGCTCAGTGTTGTGAAGAAAGTAAACTCTACAAAAGGGCGTTCTGCTTCAGGTAGCACAGAGAAACCTTAACCGTGGCTCCTCGCAAACGTGTCCTAGTCCCCCGCAACCCAGAGGATTTAGGTAAAGTCGGCAGACCAAAGAAACGTCCCGGCGAATCTAAGACTGAATACAAGCTTTCGCCCCGCGAACGGGCGAGGCGTTCCGTACAGATGCGTTTGCGAAATGCAAAGAAGCAGCAACAAAAAGAAGAAGTCAAAGTTGTTCGCAAAAGAAAAAAGGTCAAAGACCTAACTGCTGCTGCACAAAACATAGAGAATGCCCTGAAAGGTGACAAGACACGTGTTGTTGACGAAGGGGACTTGGATAAACTACCCCCTGCAGTTTCGGAACTGATAGATGACACACCTGTTATATTCAAACCCAATGCGGGGCCTCAAGAAGAGTTCCTGTCCGCTAGTGAACAAGACGTTCTGTACGGCGGAGCGGCTGGCGGCGGCAAGTCGTTTGCTTTACTTGCTGACCCCCTACGCTATTGCCACAATTCCAATCATAGAGGTTTGCTCCTACGTCGCACACTCGACGAACTAACCGAACTGATTGACAAGTCAAAGCAGTTGTACCCCAAGGCGTTTCCCGGTGCAACCTTCCGTGAATCAAAATCTACTTGGGTCTTTCCGTCCGGTGCAACCATGTGGTTCACCTACCTAGACAGGGACAAAGATGTGACCCGTTTTCAGGGTCAGGCCTTTAACTGGATTGGCGTAGACGAAATAACCCAATATCCCAGCAGCTACGTCTGGGACTACCTTCGTTCCCGTCTCCGCTCTACTGACCCTGAACTACAAAAGAATCTAAACATGCGCTGCACAGCCAACCCCGGCGGTGTCGGCGGCTGGTGGGTCAAGAAGATGTACATTGACCGCCACGAAGAAAACAAACCGTTTCCAGCGTACGACCCAGAAACTGGTCGTGCGTTTGTCTGGCCTGAGAATCATCCAAAAGCAGGTCAGCCGTTGTTCTACCGCAAGTTTGTTCCGGCACGGCTGACTGACAATCCCTACCTCATGGCAGATGGTCAATACGAGGCCATGTTGAGGTCGCTCCCCGAAGTCGAGCGTAGACGGCTTCTAGAAGGTGATTGGGATGTGGCAGAGGGAGCGGCCTTCCCCGAATTTTCAAGGATGCGCCATGTGGTCGAACATTTTGAGCTTCCCACGAACTGGCCCCGCATACGTGCCGCCGACTACGGCTACTCGTCGCCGTCGTGTGTTCTTTGGGGTGCTATTGATTGGGATAACAATATTTGGGTTTATCGCGAACTTTACGTAAAACACTTGACAGCAGAGCAACTGGCTGATAAAATATTAGAAGCAGAAGAGTTAGACCCACTTCCACATTACACAGTTCTAGACTCTTCTTGCTGGAACAAGACAGGCTTCGGCCCTTCCATAGCGGAGACTATGATGAGGGCTGGTGTTAGGTGGACTCCCTCAGACCGCAACCGTCTTCAAGGTAAAATGGAAATACACAGGCGGCTTGCTGACGACCCCTACACAAACGAACCACGTCTTAGAATATTCTCCAACTGTAAGCATATCACTGCACAGCTATCGGGCATACCTCTCTCCAAAACCAATAGTGAAGATGTAGACACAAAGGCAGAGGACCATGCCTACGATGCGTTGCGGTATATGGTTATGACACGAACCTCTGGTTACCAATCAATACACAAGACCCTTCAAGGGATAAAAGAACAAGCATTCCAACCTTTCGATAATACCTTTGGATACTGATGGCACAGAATCTACAAAAAGGCGCGACCTATAAGTCGCTGGACCAGTCTTTAGACCCGCGAACAACTACGCTGCGTCAGATTGTGGAGGCGTATGGTGATACCCTAACTCAAGAAGGTGCTAAAAGTTTTAAAGGTGCCTTCACGGGAAAAACTCAGTTTGCGCCTATTTTCAAAGATTTATGGAAATTTGGTCTGCCATACCGACATTATATATTTTAATAATCCTTGCTAGCGTCATACAACCAAATTTTTGGTGGTTATTAATTATTTTATTACTCTTTAGTTGGATGGGTTATGTAGGAGTTGTTAGGGCAGAATTTTTAAGAGCTAGAAATTTCGATTACATTAGAGCTGCAAAAGCACTTGGAGTTAGCACACCAAAAATAATATTAAGACATATGATCCCAAATGCAACAGTTGCAACGATAACTTTTCTACCTTTTAGTCTAAGTGCTTCAGTAACAGCGTTGTCTGGTTTAGATTTTTTAGGTTTTGGTTTACCTCCAGGCTCTGCATCATTAGGTGAAATGGTAAACCAAGGACGTAATAATTTACAAGCACCTTGGCTTGGTCTAACAAGTTTTTTTACATTAGGTTTAATGCTTGGTCTTTTAGTTTTTATTGGTGAGGCAGTGCGAGATGCTTTAGATCCAAGAAAGACTTTTAATTAACATGAGTCTTGTTTCAATTAAAAATTTAACGATTAGCTTTAAAGTAAATCAAAATGTTGTTAACAATGTAAACATAGAAATACCAAA